TCGATAAATACTCCGAGCGCCGCAGTATTATTGTGGACCTTAAAACAACTGACGACGCATCGCCGGAAGGATTTAAGCGCAGCGTTTGGAAATACCGATATCACGTGCAGGCGGCCATGTATATTGTAGGAATGCGCGCGCTAGGCTACGAAGTGAATGCGTTTATATTTGTAGCTATTGAAAAAACGCCGCCGTATCAAATAGGGCTGTATTACCTCAGCGAAAAAGATATCGCCACAGGTACGGCCATTATGTGGCAAGACGTGGAGAAATTCCAGCAATGCCAGCAGGCGGATTCTTGGCCTATGTATGACAATATAATAACTGAATTAACATTATGACAACCGAAATAACAACCACAGAAACGCAGGAAACTTTTAGCCTGCAAGCCTTTGACCACGCCCAGCGCGTAGCTAAAGCCCTCTCATCCTCTACCATGATCCCCAAGGATTACCAAAACAACATCCCCAACACGTTGGTGGCGTTGGAAATGGCGCACCGAATTGGCGCATCTCCGCTTATGGTTATGCAGAATCTCCACATTATCCACGGGCGGCCGTCGTGGTCCTCTGCGTTTATTATCGCCGCGCTAAACGCCTCTGGTAGGTTTACCGCGTTGAAGTACAAAGCCACCGATAAAAGTTGCAAGGCATACGCCACGGAAAAAGCCACGGGCGAGCTGTTGGAAGGCCCAACGGTTACCCTAGATATGGCGAAGGCCGAAGGGTGGTTGACAAAACAAGGAAGCAAATGGCAAACAATGCCCGAACTTATGCTGCGCTATCGTGCCGCTGCTTTTTTTGGCCGCTTGTATGCGCCCGACATAATGATGGGTATGCACGCCGTGGAAGAAATCCAAGACGTAAGCAGCACAACGCCTGCGGCAATTGCCGAACTTAATCAAGCTGCGGAATAATATCCTTACTTCCTATTAAAGTGTACGTAAAGCGGTCGCCGTAAATTGTGGCCGCTTTTTCGATGATCTCCATAAACTCCTGGAAATCCTGCGCCATCTTGAACACTTGGCAGCCTTCGCTCCAATTCTCCACGTATGTGCTGTTAACGCCTGCCTTATGGATATTAACGCCTGCGTTCCAAACTTCCTGCTCCTGCACCAAATCGAACTCCATATCCCTATCGCCGTCGCGGTAACCACGTAGCGCGCCGCACTGGCGTAGCGCTTTATATTTCCCCTGGTGCAAACCAATTTGATGTGATCCGCGATACTGCCCCTCCTTCAAAATAAAAACTCCGCCTTTGGCCTTGCCCTCTAACATCCCCTTTTTACCCGGCTCAGTGGTTGCAGAAAATATTTGATAGCACCACTTGCCCTGCTCCTTCCAGCTGATTGTTATCCAGTCATCAAATAGGTTAGTTACCTTGCTGCCTGTGGCGCTGTTGCGTATGCCTACAATATTCACGTTGTAGTCGCCTGTTTCAAACCATTTATACCCCAACCGTTTAACGGCTGCCTCTACCTCACTGCGCCGCGGTGTCCTCATGGAAGAAATTAGTAATAAATTTACCCAATACGCCAGTAATCTGCACCGCTACCGCTACGGTTGGATGCTGTATATTCATAGTTGCTATAGTCGTGGAAGCTAATAGCAATCCGTCGCCTATTTTGCGCCACTTTGCTGGGGTAGGTTTAGCGTAACCTTTAACGCTTACCTTGGCCCTGGTATTCTTTGTTTGATTCATGTTTATTAGCGTGTTTTTTATGTCTGCCTAGTTTTTTGCGCGGCTTAGCCCTAAACGTAGGCGCTGCCGATTTACTTGCCTTTGCCATTACTTTATAATTTCCGCCTGTGGGATAGATATTTTCATAGTAGATAAATTAGCCTCATACCTCTTAACCTCTTTGCCATTCTCAATTACAATAATAGTAGGCACCGTTTTAATTTTCATTTTAGATTTCATCTCTGGAAATTTATCCAACGACATATAATAGTAATTAGCATTTACCGTGCTGGTCCATTTATAGGTATTGTTTTTATTCCAATCGTAATTAAATTGAACTACGTTCTTGCCACGTGTTAAATCGGGCTGCTGATTTATCATCCCTGCGGAAATGACAAATACTAAAATATAAATTACTATTACAAATCTCATCGCATTAACCTCTCTTCCATTTTTTCTAATCGCTGATCAATCTTATCTACTTTCTTTTCAATATTGTCTACCGTTGTACGCAATAATTGGTCTTTTAATTGGTATTCCTCTGCAGTTACTGCGGGTTTAGGCAATTCTTTTGCCGATTCAATATCACTCTTTAACGTGTAATACATTCCTGTAGCCGCTACCAATGTAACGCCTATGGTTATCATAGTTTCCGTGGACAACGTGAATTTAGTTTCCTTGCTGATTTCCATTGATTTTATTGATTTTTTTAGCGTAGTAAATTATCGCAAACATGCCGGAAACTATTCCAACAATCGCTAACGCAAACGCTGCAACTGGCTGCCAAGTTTGGCTGAAATGTATAATAGTAGCACTTCCACTTATTCCGGTGGCAATGGCTGCGGTGGTGTCGTTATCTAAGTGTTTCATTAAATGGGTTAGGTTGTATTATTTCAAATTCTGTTGGTTGCCCTAATATTGGCGTTAGTGATTCGTCAAATATGATATACCAAAATGGCGGTGTATTCAATTCTGCAAACTGATAATCTACCCAATTTTGAGTTACATCATCGGGAGAAACAGGGATACCATAGTAAGCATCACACGCCTCACGTGCGTTAATTGCGTCTTGTTCGGTAGTATATTGATATCCGTTAATAAATGCCATAGTATGAGTTTATGTTTGTGTTAATTCCAGAGTTATTAATATTTGTTTTTTCACCATAAAAAACAATTTCATTCATAGAACCATACAATGCAAATGATTCATTAAGTTCATCTCGACCTATTGCACCTTGAGTTAATGGAGTAGCAATTGTGTAAGTTTTCGTTGCTTGTACATCTAAAATATTATTAATGTATATCTTATTACCGTTATTTGCCCCACTTTCAAAAAAATATGATTGTAAAATTTGCGTATTAAATGAAAATGAACCCGTATTCCCTTGTAATTGCTGATTACTCGTCCATAATTGTAATTGTCTAGAAGATGTTGCAACAATACCTGCCCAAATACCTGCACTTGCTTGATACCCATTTGAATATACAACTCTAAATGAATTTCCATCGATATAACTATTTACAGAATATATTGAACCAACATTAAATAGAGATAGTTGAGTACCTGTAATTAATCTAATAGTATTGACACTACCTGAGTTATTAAAAAATATCGCTGGTTTACCATTAAGGAAATAAATAGTTCCATTATTAACTATTTGAGGTTGATTTCCTGCTGTTGATTGCGTTGCATTTCTTGCGTTCCCCGATTGGTCATACCAAGTTGTAACAAATCCATTCCCACTGCCGCAGAATGACGTCAAAGAAGATGTATCTAATCCACCTGACCCGCTAAATCCTATATCTTGCTCGGTGTTATCACTTGACCTACGAACACGAATAGCAGAACCAGTGTAGGCACTTCGTAATTTTCGCAATGAATAAGCAGCAGTTGCATTTGGGTATAAATCTAATAATGTAGGAGCATAATTAATACTTCCAATCATCCCCAAATTTGTTGGTAATTCGCCCTCAAATAATTTATCGGAAAATCCTTTAAAAATTCCAAAGTTAGACATTAATAATCTCCTTTTATAGCAAAAATATTTACCCCATCAGTTACTGCAACCGTGATACCTACCAATACTTTTTGACCGCTTTTTAATTGCAAATCACTATAAGCAGTAACCTGTCTTTGTGAAGTTGTTGTAGTTGATGCAGTAACCGCAGTTAGACCAATTTCATCGTATAACTTCGGACTTGTTCCGCTTGTATTAGTTATAAAAATCAAAACCGAAGTAGCAGAATTACTCCCTGCAACCTTAGCCCCTATCTGTGTTATCTTAGTTCCGTCCGTTGAAGCAGTTAGCAATTCTACAAGGTTAGTAGTTGTTGCGCCTGTTCTATCTGTTGTTGCAGCCGTAACCGTTACTATTTTAGTTTCGGGTACAAGTGCGAAAATTGGTGATGTATTAGCAGCCATTTTAATAATTATAGAATAAATATAAATCGCCTCCCGTTGATGGGGAAACTGGTAAGTTAGTCAATTGTGAACCATCGACCGCAGGAAGTTTTCCCGTTGCATCGAGTTGAACTAATTCGTCCGCTCCGTTGAATGTATTCCCCATCTTGGTAACATCCTCAGCGGTTAGTACATCCTCTACTCTTGTAGTGGTAAAATATAGGTTTGTTGTTCCTTCGGTTAAATCGTCCGTTGTTTTCGTGGCAAGTGATGCATCGAACAAGCCATCTGCATAGTATAGATTAGTAGTCCCTTCGGTTAGGTCGTCCGTGGTCTTAGCGGCTAAACTCGCATCAAATAAAGCATCGTCATAATACTTATTCGTTGTCCCCTCCGTGATATCGTCCGTATCTAATACAACCGCTCCAGTTTGTCCGTTTACGCTTAAAACGTTTCCACTTGCTGCGATGGTAATAGTTTGCAACGCATCATTATAAGTGAACGATACGTTAGAACCTGCAACTAATGCGGCTTTAACTTTTGTATAAACGCGTGTATTAGTGAAGTACAACGCCGTTGGATTTTCAGGTATTTCGCTAGTGTCAAGCGTCACGTTCCCGCTTTGCCCGTTCACCGTGTCTACTCCACCAGCTGGACCACTAGGCCCTTCGATACCAAATAAAATTCCGCGATCTATAACCGTGGTTACAACGTAATTACTAGCTGGGAAAATAACCACTACAGACGTAGCCGGTGCATCGTCTACCGTTACATTGGTCGCCCCTGGTATGGTTACTATTACGTCAGCCATTATAAGCTTTTAGTTACGGCGTTTACAAATTGAACGATATTATCTTTATAAATCACGTGCTTACCGCTTGGATAATTCGCGTCGGTAAATACCTTGGTAATCTCCATGGATAACATTCCAGCCTCCCATGTCTTAGTAATTGCGCGCGTCAATTTCACGCTGCACTGGTTGGCATCGCCTGCCACGGCGTAAACTGTGCCGCTTGTTTTCTTAAACGAGACCATCAAATTCTCGTTAATCAATACGCCCACAATTACGTCGGCCATGTCGGTGAATATGTCATCCACCAAATCAATAACGATGGTTATATCTTCACCCGTGTATAATGCTGCGGCCATATTATTACAAATATAACCACCTCCATACTAAAGCTAGTTAACAATTATACCTTCGCCACTATAAACCACTTGCTTCCGTCGCTCATTACTGTTTTGGATTCGTATTTACTAGCTAGCGTAGTGGTGGCGCTGTCGTTTATTAGGAACGTTCCCGCGTCAATTGTCACCGCGTGGTTGCTATTTGTCTTTATAAATATATATTTCTTACCCCTCGATTTATCAGCGTCAGGTAAGTTAACCGTTACATTGCCGTCGGCGCTATTACATACTACAAATTCATAGCCATTTGTCAGCGTGTGCGTGCCAGTCGTGTAACTAATAGGCGCGCCATGTTCTTGCAAATGCCATTCTATTGCCTCGGTGCTGTCGTCATATCGTAACTGCGTTTCCCAAATAATATTTTGCGAAGGCTGTGCTGTTGGTGCGCCGTCGGCTTCGTTTATTAGAAACTCCAAAAACGAATCAGGTTGGTTGCTTATCATAGCTTGATAAGAGTTAACCTGTGTTTCGATTAAGTTCAACCGATCGCGCAAAATATCACCTTGCTCGTTGCTGATTCTCAAGCCCTCGCCGTTGGTAGTCGTGTTAGTATATATTGGAGCTATCCCTAACCATTCGCCCTCCCACGTATCAAACCTTGGGTTAAACGATACGCCGTTTAATACCCAAACATAGTTATCAAAATACAAGGATTTCATTAAATGGTAGCTACCTGAATCTATCCAGGTACCGCGAACCACTGGCATAAAATCCGCATACAACGACGACAATCCAACGCCTAGCATTTTAGTCGGCGTGCCTTTGGTTACCGAATCCCAACCCCCGAAAAATTCGTCCGCAATTACCCACTGCGTTCCGTCGTTTGCCCATATATTACCTATCCCGTATCTATTACCGCTATAGTAATATTTAGGATTAATCTGCACCTGCGTGCTATTTACTGAATTGCTAGCGTTGGGCGTGAAATCCTCGGAAATATCCCAAACAAAATCAGGGTTTTGGTAGTCGCTTGTTTCAGCGAATGCAGCTTGAATGCTGCCCCAAAAGTTAACGTTTACAATCGAGCCAATCGTGCGCCACTTACCGCGCACATATTGCCGCGGCTCTAGCGTTACCCCTGTAATTTCCGCACGTAATACGTTGAACCCTGTCGGCGGGGTGGTGCATAGCTTTTCAAACTTAAAGGTAATCCAGTTACCTTGCAGCTCGCGAATGTCCACCGCCTCCACTCTAGTCGGCACGCTACTAGTAGATACCCAGTAACCCGTATCGTCTAATACTTTTTTATTGAAACTGCTATCCTCAATCCATATGCGGATTGAATACCGCATAATAATGTTAATCGTGTTGCTTACCCCGACAAAATCCGATTTAACAACAAACTTAATTTTTAAAGGGTGTTCGCTTACCGTGCTGCCGGTAGGTATTCCCTCCAGCTGCAACGACAGCGCAGACGTGGTTTTGTTTGCCCGTGTGCGAATTAAGCTAGCCGCGTTTATTCGCTCCGTGTCAATCGTCAATAATTTAATTGCAGGCTGATAATATAGCGACGGCTTAGCAGACCATTGCGGCCGCGCTGGTAGCGTTCCAAGTTGCTGCCTATGCGTAAGCGTTCCGGTGCCTTGGTAGGCTGCTGTATAATTATAACGGCGATAGGGAAGCGTTACATCCTTGTAACTGGAAGCATCGTATAACCAATAGCCACCCTCCGCGTGAATAAATCGACAGCCAAAAATCTGCATTACTTGCTCGAGCGCTTGCTTACAGGTAACCATATTTAAATCGTAATACCAGTTAGCCGCTAGGTCGATAGCCTTCACGTCTTGAAATGGATCGTAATCCTCGAGGAAGGTATTAATATTTAGCCGAAGCATATCGAAGCCCTTCCGCGTGGCGTCAGCTGCATACATGCTCATTGCATCAAACAGGTAATAATCTTGCTTACCTAAGTACGGCCAATAGTCCTGCAGGTCCAATTCATGCAGGCAATTCCTGACTAATACGTTTACCTGAATATAGTCCGACGTAAACCAGCTATTTTTCACGTTATAACCGTCTAACAATTCCAAACCGTCTACGGCGGTTAGTTTTATTATCGGCTTGCTGTCCAACGATTCACGCAAGCGCGTCATTTGGTCGGCAATAATACGGCCCACAAAAAACAAATCACTTCCGCGCCATACCACCATAGTCCAATAGGTTTCGGCTTCCGTTTGCAACGCAAGGAAATCCGATAGTACCGTACTATTAGGCATAACAAACTCGGCGCTAATTCGGCTAGCCAATACTTGAGAATCCCACCACTTATTACCTTCGCCGTCGCGCTCTAAGCTAAACCCATCAGTAGCTAGTTTTAGTTCAGTGCCTGCCATCGTGCTGCCCGTTGGCGCGTCGTGTATTTCAACCTTATAGGTTACATCGTTTATGCTTTTAAAGCTTCCGTAGTATTTGCGTGCCATTATCCCCTTGAGTAATCGTTGTTATGTCTGTTCAAAACTATCGCCAAATCGCGGCCGCTGATATGCGTGCTTGCAATGAATCCGCCATCGCCTCCGCTTGGTGTTATTAGATCGCGTAATTTATCGAGCGGTGCGATAACTTCCGGGTTACTTCTCGCGCCTGGATATTCCCCCATCAATCCCAACGTTGGCCCGTAAATAATACCACCATCGGCAAATTTCTCAAACTCAGGGCCTTTCTTCAATTGGGCCGTAATAATTGCCGAACCTGCAACCAACGCAACCCCTGCCGCTGCTGCCGCCATAGGGTTTGCAAGGATTAATTTTTGGAACGCGTCCGAAGCAATTGCGGTGGTAATTAACGCAGTACCAAACGCTTTCATAAATTGAGCAATGGAGGCTAGTGCTGCCTTACCAAATTTTTCAAATGCGCCCTGTTCGCCTGCTATCATTTCTCCGATTGCCGTACCCAATGCCGTCAAACTATCCTCTATTAAACTCTCAAACGCGCTGTCTATTGCGTTGCGCATATTCTCCAAGTCCTTAATAAATGACGTGTAAACAGTTTCAGTTTGTATTTTTAACTGTATGGGTTTCTTAGATATTTCTTTTTCAACTTTCTGCAAGCTGTTCGTAATTTGCAGCCCCATGCTTTTTACCACTTCCGGCTTCATCGGCGTAGTGCTGGCGGCTTGGCCGAATCCGTTTATTATAGCGCTGTAGGCTTTACTTCCAAATTGTTGGTAAACCTTATGGGCAAACTCTACAGTTTCTTTAATTTTTGCCTTTTCTTTTTCTGCCGCTTCCGCTATTGCCGCCGCTCTTTTCTTATGCGCGTCTACTATATTCTCAGTAATTAAATCCTCTTTGCGCTTACTGAGCGTTGTGATATTATTATTTATTTCAATCCACCGCGCACTATATTTTTCTTCCTCGTTCAGTTGTTTTGTTCGCGCAGATATTGCCGCATCGATTGCTTTTATTTCAGCATCGCGTAGGGCTTTATCAGTTAATCCTTTGCGCTTTGCGTTGGTTACTGCCTTGGCTATTATTTCGTCATCAAATGCGCGCATTGCGTCCGCAACTTCCTTGGCTTTAGTTTTCTGTGTTTCGTAAAAATCCTTTGTATCTTCCGTGGCATCCTTAGTTTTTTTGCCAATGTCCATAAATAAACTAGCAATCAAACCAAGCCCCACCAATACAGCACCGGCACCAGTGGCAACTACGGCCGCCGCATACGCGCGCGCTGCAACAGTTGCTTGCCCCATGACATAGGTTTCAATTCTGTGCGCCGCTGTTTTAACCCCAATAACGAACGCGCTCTCGGCCTGCAAAGTATTCTGTATTGTCTGCAGCGAATTAATCAATAACATAACGCCCTGAAGCTTAACCATCGATTTTTGAAGGTCTTCGCTTTCAACGCCTATCGCAGCCATCGAACCCTCGACAACTCCGAACCCTGCCGCAAGTGCTTGCGCTCCACCTAGGGCCGCATCAAGTCGCCGCGTGTCGCTGGCAAAATATCCAATCTCCGCGCGCGTGTCGCCTATTTCGTCCTGCATTTTACCCGCAGCTTTCACAAAATCGTCAGCCATTGCCGCAAACTCAGGCCCCATTGCTCGGGCTTCAATTGCCATGGTCTGCAACTGCCGCACTACTCTAGCCGTCGGCTTGCTGTTTGCTAGCGTGTTCAAACGCTCTTGAATATCCTTAGCGGCCTTCGCTACGTCGGCCGTCATTTCCTTGCCGCCTTCTGCTATCAGTTTAATAGCTTTGCCCCAACCTTTTTCTAATTCGGTAATATCCGCCCCAATGGCTACGTTCAACCTGCTCATCGTGTGTAATTAATTAAATAGTCCTGCGATATCTGATAAACCCCTGCAAAGTCCGCTTCGTCATCCGTCAATTCCTGCTGTCCATCAAACTCAATCGTTTGTGTTTTAACCGTGTTAAATGTTCCCGGAAGTGTCACAGCCTCAAACGCCGTGCGAACCGCATCTGCCACCTCGCTGCATTTCTGATATGTCGGCGCAAATATGCTAACCTGCACGCGCGCAAAATCTGTGCGGCTGTGGCCTGACTTTGTCGGCGTTGGGATTATGCTTACTAAATTGTAAGCTATCGCAGGAAACGCGCTGCCTTGCGGTATGCGTAGCGGATTTATCCGCGTGCTTACCAGCATGGTCAGTGCTGCGTTATTCGATAAAATATTATAGGCTACTTTTACGGCGCTCATGCTGTTGGTATTGGTGTTAACTTCTCAAAGATACTCCGATATTTTTCAAC